AGTTTAGATATATCAGGAGATGCTGATATTGATGGAACATTAGAAACAGATAATTTAACAGTTGGTGGAGCTCAAGGTTCTGACGGACAAGTACTAACTTCAACAGGTAGTGGAGTAGGTTGGGAAGACGCTGGTGGTGGAATTTCAACAGGTAAAGCTATTGCGATGGCAATCGTTTTCGGATAATTATAAATTAAATAAGGAGAAAAAATGGCAACACCCAATATAGTAAATGTAGCAACTATTACGCCCTTTTTATACAATGGAGCTATTACTACTGGTAATACTGAAATTGTTGATGTGGCTGCGGAATATACTGCTAAAATAAATAGTCTTTGGATTGCTAATATTGATGGTACAAATTCAGCAACAGTTACAGTAAGTGTAAGCAATGATAATGGTAGTAATTACTTTGCCATTGCTAGTACAGTAACAGTTCCTGCTGATGCAACATTAGTATTAATAGACAAGAATAGTTCTATATATTTGGATGAAACTGATTTGTTAAGAGTTACAGCTTCGGCTAATAGTGATTTAACATATACTGTTTCAGGTGAATTATTGACAGATTAAAAATAGGAGGTAATTATAAATGGCTCACTTTGCAGAATTAGATAATAATAATGTCGTTCTTAGAGTTGTAGTAATCTCTAATGACGATGTAGATGCTAATGGTGGAGACTTATCCACTGGAGCAGAAGATTTTGTAGAAGCTTTAGTTCCTGCTAGTTCAGGAGGAGTTGCTTGGAAACAAACGTCTTATAATAATAATTTTAGAAAACAATACGCTGGTATCAATTATAATTATGATGCTAGTAAAAATATGTTTATAGTCCCTAAACCTTATGCTTCTTGGACTTTAAATAGTAGTGGTGATTGGGTAGCACCTGTTACCTATCCTAATGATATAGACATAGGAGATTTAAGAGTATTTACTAAATGGGATGAAGATAATCTTAGATGGATAGGAAATACTTTAACAGCAGAAAAAGAAGGTGAAGAAACTCATTATAGATGGAATGCATCTAATTTAACATGGGTTGAATTATAGGAGAAAAAGATGGCTATTAATGGAGGATTTATAGGAACAGATAAGGACCCAACTACTGCGGTTAAAATAACTTCTTTTACTTCTTCAGGTACATTTGTGGCTGATTCTCCTGAAGCTGAAATTTTAATAGTGGCTGGAGGAGCTGGTGGTTCTGGCTGTCCTAATGCTGGAAGTCAATGTGGTGGAGGCGGTGGTGCTGGTGGAGTATTATTTAATTCAAGCACAGCTCGAACTCAAGCTGGAACTGCTGTACCTATGCCTTCTTCTCCTGTGCCTGTCACTATAGGTGCTGGTGGAGGTGCTGGTGGAGTACATGGTCCTGATCCTGCTGAAGGTCGTGGTGGAGCTAGTGGTTCTGATACTGTAGTAGTTGCTAGTGGCACTACTTATACTGCTGTGGGTGGTGGTCGTGGTGGAGACAACTTTGGTGGTGGTGCTAATCATGCGTCAGATGGAGGCTCTGGTGGTGGTGGAGCTGGTAAAGCTCCCGGAGGATATGAAGCTGGTGATTCCACTCCTTCTCCTGATCCACAAGGAAGTCCGGGTGGTGAAGGTTCTCAGACTCCGGGTTCACAAGCAGGTGCAGGTGGAGGTTCTACTGGTGCTGGTAGAGGTCCATCAAAAGGTCCAGTTGGTGGTGGTAAAGGAACTGTTTATAATATTTCAGGAAGTGATGTAACTTATGCTGGTGGTGGAGGAGGTGGTAGAGATGCTGCTCCTGATTCTGCTGGAGGAGCTGGTGGTGGAGGAGCTGGAGGTTCTGCTGATGGTACTGGTTCTGCTGGTACTGCTAACACTGGAGGCGGTGGAGGCGGTGGAGGCACTGATCCGGGTGGTTCTCCGGGTGCTAATGCTGGAGGTGCTGGAGGTTCTGGAGTAGTTGTTATTAGTGAACCTAAAGGAACATGGACTGCTAGTGGTATATGGAATATACAAGATCAATTTGGTCATAAAATAAATGGAGAGTGGGGCTAATGGCTAGACTAGTAGGAAAAAACTTTACAATTACACCTAAGATAACGACCTTTACTGCTAATGGAACTTTTGCAGCCGATCCTATGTCAACCGAATGTCATTTATTAGTAGTTGCTGGTGGAGCAGGAAGTTCTACTGCAGGTGGTGGAGCTGGTGGTTATAGAGAATTTCCAGCTCATCCAATTCCAACTTCCCCTGTGCCAGTAACTGTTGGAGCAGGAGGAGCAGGTTCAGCCAATGCCGATGCTGCAGGAGCTGATGGTTCTGATTCTGTTTTTGCTTCTGCTACTCCTATTACTTCTTCTGGAGGTGGAGGAGGTGGAGGAACTGGTTTAGGATCAGGTATGTCAGAAGGAAGAACTGGAGGTTCTGGTGGTGGTAGTGGTGGTAATACACCTTCACCATCGGGAGTAAATCCGGGAAATTCAGGTAGTTATGATCCACCTGAAGGAAATACTGGTGGTACTGGAAGATATAATGGTAGTAGCTATTACGCTGCTGGTGGTGGTGGAGGTGCTGTAAGTGTTGGTGGTAACGAAGTTCCAGATGGACTTGGCAACGATTGGAATGCTGTAGCTGGAAGTGGAGGTTTAGCTAAACTGTCTACTGTTTCTGGTTCAAAAGTTTGGTATTCTGGTGGTGGTGGAGGTGCTTATAGATTTACACACAAACTGTCTACTGATGAAGCACAAATTAATAATGGTCCAGTAGGAGGACATGTTTTAGGAGGAGGAAGTATTTTTCCTGCTCAAAAAGGTGGTGCAGGTAATGGGAATTATCAGGGTGCTCCTTCGCCAACTTTAGGAACTGGAGCTGCTAATACAGGTGGTGGAGGTGGAGGAGTTTGTAATACTCAATACAATCCTAATTTTCCAACTTCTACTGGTACAGGTGCTGCAGGTGGATCAGGTGTAGTTATTGTTAGTGAACCTAATGTTAATGCTGGTGGAGTTTGGGATTATAAACAAGTATTTCATAAAAAAGTAATTGGGGAATGGCGATAATTTTTTTATGAATTTACAGGATTATTATTGGTATTTTACTAAAGCTATTCCTTTAAGTATTTGTGATGAAATAGTTAAAACAGGAGAATCCTTTTCTAAAGAGAAGGGATTAACAGGAGGGAATCTTCGTAAAGATAATCCTCCTTCAGAAGAAGAATTAGAGAGTATAGAGAAAAAAAGAAAATCAGATGTTGTGTGGCTTTCAGGATATTGGTTATATAGAGAACTACAACCTTTTATTCAACTGGCAAATGAAAGGGCTAATTGGAATTTTCAATGGGATTGGACAGAGTCTTGTCAATATACTGAATATAAAGAAGGACAGTTTTATGATTGGCATTGTGATAGTAATCCAACTCCTTATGATAAACCTGATGATCCAAATACAAATGGTAAAATAAGAAAGTTAAGTTTAATTTTATCTTTAAGTGAGCCAGAAGAATATGAAGGTGGAGATGTAGAGTTTGGATTCCATGATAATGACGGAAATAAACAACCTTCTATTTGTGAAGAAGTTAGACCAAGAGGAAGTTTAATTATATTTCCTTCGTTTGTGTGGCATAGAGTAAAACCAGTTACTAGAGGGATAAGACATTCTTTAGTATGTTGGAGTTTAGGACAACCTTATGTTTAAAGACGATAAGTATTTAATAGTTAAAAGAGCTATATCAGAAGAAATGGCTAACTTTTGTTATGATTATTTTTTAACTAAACGAAAAGTAGCGAGAATGTTTTATGATAGTCTATATATTTCTCAGTTTAATGAAGATTGGGGCGTGTGGAATGATTCACAAATTCCAGAAACATATAGTCATTATAGTGACATAGTAATGGAGACATTATTAGAAAAACTATTACCACGAATGGAAGCAGAAAGTGGTTTTAAACTTTGTCCTACTTATAGTTATGCCCGTATCTATAAAAAAGGAGATATTTTAAAAAGACATAAAGATCGGTATAGTTGTGAAATATCAGGTACTTTAAACCTAGGAGGTGATCCTTGGGAATTATTTTTAGATTCAACTGGTAATACAGGAAAAAAAGGAACATCTATTTTAATGGAAGCTGGAGATATGGTTATGTATCGTGGTTGTGAATTAGAACATTGGCGAGAACCTTTTGAAGGAGAGAACTGTGGTCAAGTATTTTTACATTATAATGATGTAAATGGAGAGGAAGCAGAAGAAAATAAGTTTGATACAAGACCCTTTCTAGGCTTACCAGCATGGTTTAAAGGTTTTAAAATAGAAAAGACAGAAGAATTAGTTAAGGAGAACTAAATGGAATTATCACCTTATATAATGTGGAATATTTTATTAACTTTAGTAGTAGCTCCGTTGCTTTATACGATTAGAGGAAACACCTCAGAGAACAGAAGATTAGATATACTACTAAATAAAACTAGAGAAGAAATGGCAAAAGACTATGTAACAAAGGTAGAACTCGAAGGAGATATGGAAAGAGTTTTTACAACACTTAACAAGATTGAAGAGAAGCTTGATAAGCTTTTCGAGGTGAAGTAATATGGCAAGAAATAGCAAGACTAAGAAAAACGCAAGATATAGAAAAAAGCAAAAACGTAATCGTTTAGACATGCGTAAGGGTGGTCGTGTGTCTCT